CTAGAGCCAGGTTTCGACGATGCTTGGATGGTCGTGCGGACTGCGCAGAATGCAATAAAGCCCCGGATAGGCATGCGATAGCACCGTGCGCACCTCCTCGAGCGTATCGCCGTAAATGGCGGTGCTCGTGGGTCGAGTCCCGACGAACATTCGCGCGACAAACCCTTGCGGATAGTCCAGCGGCGCGGCGAAGACCGTCCAGATGCAGAGCTCGCCCGTTACCGCGTCTTCCACTCGATCAACCCTCGACCGCTGGCTTCGGTTTGCGTGGACCCCGCGGTTTGAAGGGTCGTTTGCGGCCCTCGATTTCGAGCGTCGTGATGCTGTAGTCCGCCATCATGGCGCGTATCGTTTCGAGCGCTTCGGCCTTCTCTTGCTCGCGAAGATCATCGATTTGCTTTTGCAGCGCCTCTTGCTGGCGCAGCAGATCGCGAAGGGCTCCATTTTTTCTCGTCGTCATGTCAGCCTCGTTGTCAGTGGGAATTGTCGTCTTTCATGCGGCGCCATGCGAGGCGATACGCCAGCACGCCTGGGTCGCTCGCGATATCGTTTGCCTCGTCGGTCGTGGGCGCGCGTAGTGTGCAGTGCTCGTGCAGGTCGAATACCGAGACCTCGCCGCAATCGATGCAAATGGACCAGTCGCCATTGATTGGCGCTTTGTTCGGTCTCGTCGGGTCCGAGTGCCGATCGTGCGGTGCGCCGCAATGCGGACAGGTGAGGTTCATGGCTTCGCTAACTGCCGTGCAAGCGAGCGCGTCTGAATGCGGGCATAGTCGAGATTGCGATAGGTCTCATCCCCGTGGCCGAAAAGAACCGCAATGCCAGGAATGATCTCTCTGAACTTCAATGCGCCCGGCGAGAGATCGCCCGAATGAGCGCAATCGAATCCGATCCACCAAAGGCTATCGGGCTCGCCCGGTTCCGGCACGTGGCAGATACCGCGACCCGTGACGGGATCGTGCTGGGGATCGCAACCATCGGCGAATGTCAGGCCGCCATGTATGTCGGCATCGATGCCCTCATAGTCGCGCCCATGCAAGAGATGCGAGGGCGGCAGCCCGACATAGCCGCACCATGCGCCGAAGTGTGAGCGATGCAACAGGCACACGAGGCCCGTGTCTTCATCGGTCCATTGCACTTTGTCGGGCTCGTTATCCCACTCGCCCGAGGGCCAATCCGTGCGATCCATGAAAGTCCATTGCTGTACGTCGGTCATTGTTATGTCCTATGCGAGTCGATATTCAGTGCGGTTCGCGCTATCGGGAAACCTCTACAAAGTCTCCTGAAACGATAGATTGATAACGGCCGTCTTCGTCGCGTAGTACCGGCATCCGGCACACGTGCCCGGCCAGGATGCCTTCGAAGGCCAGCAATAGCGATTTGCCGTTTGACGAAGCCAGGATCACGGTGCCGGCGATGCTCTGGCCGTCGCATTTGATCCGCACCGGCTCGCCCGTGCGCAGGTTTTCCATGTTGTGATCCGTCATTGTTTGCCCTCGCGCGGCGGCAGTAGGGATACGAAGCGGCCTTCGGCCAGTTTGGGCCTGTCGAACTCGACGATGCCGAACGTGTATTTACCGGGCGCGCGTTCCATCGGAATTCGCTCGGCGTGCGCTGCAAACACGCCCGCATGCGTTTGCAGGTCGAACATCACGATGTCGAGACGGCCCGGTATATCGCGCACTTCGCCGCCGACTTCATCGCGAATGCGCCGCGCTTCGCTTAACGAGTCGGCTTGAAATTCCTTCAGCCATGCCTCGCCCACGAACAAAACAAAATCGGCGTCATGCTTCTTTGCCACGCCGCGCACGAAGCGCATGCCGTCATCTTTCGTCAAGCGATCTAGCCCGGCGCAAATGCGAGTCCAGCCATCAAAGCGCCCGACGAACGCCAGGGGCGCTAAAAATCCGTCTCTCTCTAGGTTATTGCGCGCTTGCGCAACAATGTCATGGACGAACAGGCGAATTTCGAACGGGACGAATTTTTCGTAGTCGCTCATTGCCCTCTCTCATTTTTTGGATTTCGCTTCGTTGACATATGTCAATCTGCACTGCGAAGCATATCACGCCTATTTCCCGTCTTGGCGCTCGCGCCATGCGCGCAATTGCTCCCACGAGCGGCGCAACGCTTGCCATTCGCGAAGCGCATGGATCGTCCGGCGCATATCGCGCATCCACGTTATCGCCAAGGCGCCAAGGGCCGCGCACTGAATCGCGAGCAAGGGATAGTCGCCGGCCTGGGCGCACGCGTGGGCGCCAAAGAGATTCAAAGCGACAGATAACGTGCTAAGCACCGGAAGTGAGATCAGCCATCCCATTCCCGGAGGAAAGCGCGATGGCTTCGGCGGCAGCGGTGGGCGTTCCATTCGTTATCGCAGTGGATCAAACGACGGGTTCCAAACGACGTGATCGCGGACGTATTCGAGCGTCATTTCCGGCGAGCAGTTTCCCCCGTCTGGGGTCGTGCCGATCCAAAGCGCTCTGCCGGCGATGACTTGCGGGAATAGGCGGCAAAAGAAAAACGCCTGCTGTTCGCCCACCAGTCCATCCTCGTCGACATACATAATGTCCACGCCACTATTCAGCGGGCGTACGGCCTCAATGGTTTCGCACTTGAGCAGGGCATAGATGGATCGAAGAAGATCAAGCTCATTGAGCGCGGCGAGTTCGCCTTGGCTGACCGTGCGCGCGTACGGATCGATCAGGTAGACCTTCATGCGGGTTTCCTCGGGAAATACTCGCGGATATCGGCCATGCACTCGGGCGTTCGCGGCTGAACGATGTGCAAGAGGATCATATTGAATGGCGTCGGGTTTTGATACGGCACCGGGCGCGGGGGTTCGTCGTTCGGGATTTCGCAAAGCAACGCGTCGACATCGAGCGAGTATTGCGCGCGGCAGGCGACCGGCCGGTTTTCATAGATCGAGCACTCGCCGTCTTTGAGGAACGTGCAAGGGTTCGAATAGCTGCAATCGAAATTCTCGTCGCGCTCGCCACGCAGTCTCGGATGGCGCGGCATCCTGCCGATGCGCTTGCCGACTGCCTCGGCCTCTTCGGGCGACATGAGCACTTCGGTATGGCAACAGTGATTGCAACCGCGCCGGCACGCGACGTGCCCGCCGTTTATCGAATTGACGTCATCGATCAGTGTCCACAGCGCATGGATTTTTGAGACTTTCGATTTCGGCGAGTCGACGATCGCTTGCGCGCGCCGATTGAATTCTGGAATGCGCGGCTTGAGACGTTCATTGATCGCCTCGAGGTTCGCTAGGGCAGTTTCCGCGACGATTTTGAGTCGCGCATTGACGGCATAGGGAAAGCGAGGATCAGTACTTTCGGCGAAGCGCGCCATTTCTTTGTCGGCGGTCATTCCGTGTCTCTCAGGGATTTACATGCGTGAATTTTCTTAGGACTGCATCATAGCCGCGCGCTTGACATTCATTAACAGAGAACATATCAATATGCCAGATTTCGAAAATTCCGCCTCATGTCAAGCCCGTTGCGATGCACGGGCTTTTCTTTTTTGGGCTCGTCAGGAGAACAAATCATGTCCGTTCGATGCAAAATGCGCCTCAACGCGGTTGTCGGGCAATCGTGGGGCGGCGTGAAGGCCGTTTTCAATTGCGAGTACGACAACACGATCGAGGAGGATCGACGCTTCCAGAAGGCCACGCCGACCGGCATGCTCGAGTTGCAGATCGACAATCCGGCCGCTATCGAGCAACTCGTCATCGGCAAGGCGTACTACTTCGACATGACGCCGGCGGACGTAACGTAATCGGGTGCCGCGATGATTGGCGTCCTGATCCAAATCCTCATTGCGGTTCTCGTGCTCGGGTTGCTCTATTACCTCGTTACGCTCATTCCGCTGCCGCCGCCGGCCGCGCTCATCGCGCGCATCGTGTTCATCCTGATCTGCATCCTGGTGCTCGTGGGTCTCTTTTGGTATCCGGCCGGCGTGCATCCGTTTCTCAGGTGCTAAGCGATGCCTGCTCATCCGTTGCGCCCATGCCGGCATCCTGGCTGCGGCGCGCTCGTGCGTGCGAAACACGGTCTGTGCGACGCGCATCTGCAGGCGGCCCGGCGCGCGGTCGATGACCGGCGGGGCAACGCGAACGAGAGGGGGTACACCCATCGATGGCGCAAAGCGAGGGAGCATTACTTGCGATTGCACCCCCTATGCGAGTGCATTGATTGCCGGGCCACCGGCCGCCTAATGCCGGCATCGGTCGTCGACCATATCGTCCCGCACCGTGGCGACGCGCACCTATTCTGGGATCAGTCGAACTGGCAGGCAATGTCCAAGTCATGCCACGACCGCAAGACCGCGCGCGAGAACGGCGGCTTCGGCAACCTCCAACCCGAGGCCCGCGCGGGCAACGCGCACCCCTCCCGCACGCCATGAGTCGACCTCGCAATATCGGCCCGTGGCGGGCACGCCGTTCGAGCCCATGTCGAACCCTTGCCGAGCTCGCGCGAGCGGCGTGCGCGGCCGACACGAGCCCCCGGCGCGGGTGCTGCGGGGCCGGAAGGGGGGGTCAGATGTCTCGTCCGACGATTGCCGCGACCGCGCGTGGGGTGAGATTTTTTCGGCCGCGATAATACCGACCCCCTTAAAACGCCATGAAACGCCCCGCAAAGGCCCCTCAGTGGCCCGCCGATCGCGTCGAGCGATGGCCGCTCGAGCGCTTGATCCCGAGCGCCCGTAACGCCCGCACGCACAGCCCGGCGCAAGTCGCAGAGATCGCCGCATCAATGCGCGAGTGGGGATGGACGAATCCGGTCCTGGCTGACGAGGACGGCAGCATCATTGCCGGGCATGGTCGCGTGCTAGCGGCGGCGCTGCTCGAGTGGATCGAGGCGCCGGTCATGGTCGCGCTCGGCTGGACCGACGCGCAAAAGCGCGCCTATCGGATCGCGGATAACAAGCTCGCCGAGCACGCCGGATGGGATACCGCCATGCTCGCGCTTGAAATGCGCGACCTGAAAGACGTCGGCTTCGATCTCACGCTGATCGGTTTCAGTGAAGGTGAGCTCGTCGACCTGCTCACCGAGCGAACGCTCGGCAACACCGACCCGGACGCGATACCGGAGACGCCGAGCGAGCCCGTCTCGCGACTCGGCGACGTCTGGGCGCTAGGCGGGCACCGGCTGGCTTGCGGCGACGCGACCGACCCAGCGGTAGTCGAGCGCGCGCTGGGCGGCGTCCGGCCGCATTTGATGGTGACGGACCCGCCTTATGGCGTCGAGTACGACGCGAAGTGGCGCGAGCGCTACGACCAATTCAAGCGCCACGCGGTCGGCAAGGTTGAAAACGATGATCGCGCGGACTGGCGCGAAGCCTGGGAGCTCTTTCCAGGCGATATCGCCTATGTGTGGCACGGCGGCCTTCATTCTGCAACCGTGCAGGCGAGCCTCGAGGCGGCGGGCTTCGCGATGCGCGCGCAGGTCATCTGGGCCAAGCAGCACTTCGTGTTTTCGCGCGGCGACTACCACTGGCAGCACGAGCCGTGTTGGTACGCCGTGCGCAAAGGCAAGACCGGCCATTGGTCCGGCGACCGCAAACAGACGACCGTCTGGGAGATCGCCAATCACAACCCGATGGGCGGCGCGCGTGACGACACGACGAGCGGCCACGGCACGCAAAAGCCCGTCGAATGTATGCGCCGCCCGATCGAGAACAACTCCTCGCCGGGCCAAGCGATCTACGAACCGTTCAGCGGCTCGGGCACGACCATCATCGCGGCCGAGATGACCGGGAGATGCTGCCACGCGATCGAGTTGAACCCGGCCTACGTCGACGTCGCGATCACGCGCTGGCAAGCCTTCACGGGCAAGCAGGCGACGCTCGAGGGCGACGGCCGGGCTTTCGATGAAATTGCAAGCGATAGGAATTCATGATGCGAGGTAGAAAGCCGACGCCGACCGCGTTGAAACTGATCCGGGGCAATCCAGGCAAGCGCCCGATCAACGACGCCGAGCCCGATGCCGCGCCGCTGGCCGATATCGAGCTCGCGCCGGACTGGCTCTCGCCCGACGCGCAGCGGCACTGGCCCGTGATCGCGCGGCAATTGCACGACGCGGGGCTCTTGACCGGGTTGGACGTGGCCGCGCTGGGCCTCTATTGCGAGGCGTTCGCCCGCTGGAAGGATGCTAACGATAAGGTCGTGAAGCTCGGCGCGGTCGTCAAAAGCGCGCACGGCTATCCGATCCCGTCGCCGTACTTGCAGGTCGCCAATCAGGCATACGCGCAGATGACGCGCATGCTCGCCGAGTTCGGTATGACGCCCTCGAGCCGCTCACGCGTGACGGCCAAGAAGCCCGACCCGACCGCGCAATACGCGAAGTTTGTTCGCAAGGGCTGACGGCGTGATCTATGCGTCATCCGCACGTTACGGCCGCGAATCACTACGCGCGCGCCGTCCTGGGCGGCGCCATCCCCGCGTGCAAGTGGGTGCAACGGGCCTGCTCGCGTCACCTTGACGACCTGAAGGCATCACGTGCCGCCGGCTTTGCGTACTACTTCGATGCAGACGCGGCCGAGCGGGTTTGCGAGTTCGTCGAGCTCTTGCCGCACACGAAGGGCCAGTGGGCGAAGCGCGGCGAGCGCATCCGGCTCGAGCCGTGGGAGTGTTTCATCCTGGTTTGCGCGTTCGGATGGAAGCGCAAGAAGAACGGCACGCGGCGCTTTCGCGAGATTTATGCCGAGTTGCCGCGTAAGAACGGCAAGAGTCAGTTCGGCGCCGGCATCGGGCTTTACATGCTGATCGCCGACGATGAGGCGGGCGCCGAGGTGTACAGCGGCGCGACGACCGAGAAGCAAGCGTGGGAGGTATTCGGCCCGGCGCGGCAGATGATCGAGCGCACGCCGGGCCTGCGCGACGCGGCCGGCATCGAGGTATGGGCCAAATCGCTCGCGCGCCCGCTCGATGGCTCGAAGATGGAGCCGATCATCGGCAAGCCGGGCGACGGTGCGAGCCCGTCGTGCGCGCTGATCGACGAATTCCACGAGCACGACACGCCCGACATGCTGGACACGATGCAAACCGGTATGGGCGCCCGTGAGCAGCCGTTGACCGTCATCATCACGACGGCCGGCTACAACCTCGCGGGGCCGTGCTACGACAAGCACGGCGAAGTCACGAAGGTGCTCGACGGCTTGATCGAGAACGACGAGCTCTTCGGGATCATCTACACGATCGACGACGGCGACGATTGGGCCGATCCGGTCGTGTTGCGCAAGGCCAATCCGAATTTCGGCGTCTCGGTCGACGGCGACTTCCTCGCGGCGCAGCAGCGGCGCGCGACGATGAACCCGATCGAGCAAAACCGGTTCAAGACCAAGCACCTGAACGTATGGTGCTCGGCGCGTAATGCCTGGATGAACATGCAGCAATGGGCGATGTGCGCCGATCCGGGCCTGACGATCGACGAATTCGAGGGCGAGGAGTGCTGGATCATCCTCGACCTCGCGAGCAAGAACGACATTTGCGCAAACATGCGCCTCTTTAAGCGGCAGATGAACGGCCAGGACCATTACTGGGCGTTTGGCCGGTACTACCTGCCCGAAGACGCGATCGAAGAGAACAAGACCAATCAGGCCATTTATCGCAAATGGGTGATTCAGGGCTTTTTGAACGCGACGGATGGCGCCGAAATCGACTTCGACATCATCCGCGAGGACGTGCGTGCGGATTCGACGCGGTTTTCGGTCACCGAAGTCGTCTATGACCCGTGGCGCGCGACGCAACTCGCGCACCAACTCGCGAAGGATGGAGCGACCGTCGTCGAGTACCGGCAAACGGTTCAGAACATGAGCCCGCCGATGAAAGAAGTCATGGCCGCCGTGAAGTCAGGCCGCTTTCACCACGACGGCAACCCCGTGCTCGCTTGGATGATGAGCAACGTCGTCGCGAAAGAGGACGCAAAGGAAAACATCTATCCCCGTAAGGACAAACCGGAGCAAAAAATCGATGGCCCCGTCGCGATCATCATGGGCGTGGGCCGTGCAATGGCGAACGCCGAGCTCTACCCGACCATGCCCGACAACTATTCACTGACCGTCCTATGAGTGCCCTTGCCTGGAATCTCGCGCTGCTCGTCGGCATCGCCATGATCGGCGTCGGCGTCGGCATATCCGATGGCATACCGCGCGCATTGGTTGTCGTGGGCGCCCTGGTGCTCGCGTTCAACGTCGTATCCGCCTTCCTGGCGACGAGGAACCGCTGATGTTTTTGCGAATTCGAGCCGATGCGGACGATTCCGGCGACCGCTCGCCCTGGGGCGATTATTGGTTCTCGCCGGTTCCGTTCAAAGGCACGCCCTATAGCGTCACGTCCGACGCGGCGATGCGCTTGACGACGGTCTATGCCTGCGTGCGCGTGCTCGCCGAGTCGGTTTCCATGTTGCCGTTCGAGCTCTTCACCGAGACGGCCGATGGCGCCAAGAAGCCGAACAAAAAGCACTGGCTGTATCGCTTGCTCGCGGTGCGGCCGAACGATTTTCAAAACCCGCTCGAGTTCCGCGAAATGATGCAGGCCCATTGCGCGCTGCGCGGCAACGCGTTTGCGCGCATCGTGAGCAATGGCGCGGGCGAAGTGACGGACCTGATTCCGCTGCATCCCGATCGCATGTCGATCGAAATGCTCATCGACAATACGCGTCAGGTGAACTGGCGCTATCAACACCGCAACCCGGACGGCACGACAACGACGCTCGGCCGGGGCGAGGTGTTTCATCTGCGCGGCCTGTCGGGCGACGGCGTGATCGGCTACAACCCGATCCAGGCCGCGCGCGAGGCCGTCACAACGGGCCTTGCCGCGCAGGACTACGGCATGCGCTACTTTCAGAACGACGCGACGCCCGGCGGCTGGATCGAGTATCCCGGCCAGTTCAAGGATGACGACCAGAAGCGTCGTTTTCGCGAGCAGTTCCAGGCCACGCAGACGGGCAAGCACCGGCATAAGACGGCCGTGCTCGAGCTCGGCATGAAATATCACCAAATCTCGGTCACGAACGAGGACGCGCAATTCATCGAGACGCGCAAATTCAGCGTGAGCGAGATCGCGCGGCTCTTTCGCATCCCGCCGCATCTAATCGGCGACTTGGACAAGGCGACGTTTTCGAACATCGAGCAGCAGTCGCTCGAGTTCGTCAATTTCACGCTCATGCCGTGGCTCGTGCGCTGGGAGGAAGCGATCCGCTACACGTTCCTCGAGCCCGAGGACGATCTCGATTGCGCATTCCTGGTGACGGCGCTCTTGCGCGGCGACGCGGCGGCGCGCGCCATGTATTACCACAATGGCATTCTCGACGGATGGCTCGTGCGCAACGAGGCGCGCAAGGCCGAGGGCATGAATCCGATCGACGGCCTCGACGAGCCGCTTCGCCCGCTGAACATGGTCGAAGAAAGCGACGCCGACGATGGCGACGACGGCGACGGAAAGTCAGCGCAACCCGCGCCCACGACGGTGCCCGCCAAACCGGCCAATCCCACGCCGCCGGGCGCACCGAAGCCTCCGCCCCCGCCGGGCAAGGGCGCAATGCCGAGCGATGCCACGACCGACATGCGGTTTTTCCAGATCGCGGCGGCGGTGGCCGAGCGCATTGCCCGCAAAGAGACCGCGATGGTGCAGGCTGCATTGCGCGCGGCGGCGCCGGCCGAAGCCGTGACGGACGCCTACGAAAAGCACGTCGCCTTCGTCGAGCAGGCGCTCTCTGTGCCGCACGAGCAGGCCGTCGAATACTGCCTGCAGCGCGTCGATTTCCTGCAAACGCAAGGCCCATCGCTCGAGGCCGACCTGTTTACCGATAGCGCGCGCATGAAACTGACGCGCCTAGCCTTGGAGGGAGCGCTATGAAACACGCGCTATTGATTTGCGAATTCCTGTCGACGCCCTGGGCCATTCTGCCCGAACGGATGAGCGCGATTTGCTCGGTTATTGCGCGGCTCGCCGCCGAGCGTGACGCGCCGCCCGAAGTGATGGCGCAAGTGCGTGCCGATGCGGCCCAGGTCGAAGCGCGGCGCGGCGAGGCGACGGCGCGCGCGGGTAGCGGCGCGATTGCCGTGCTGCCGTTCTACGGGATCAGCGCGCAGCGCACGAGCCCAATGGAAGACGTGAGCGGCACCGGCATGATGAGCATTCAGCGCTACACGCAGGCGTTTCGCGCGGCGCTGGCCGATGATTCGGTCGGCGGCATTTTGATGGACGTCGACTCTCCCGGCGGGAGCGTCTATGGCGTTATGGAGCTCGCCAATGAAATCTATCAGGCCCGAAGTCAAAAGCCCGTTTTTGCTGTCGCCAACTCTCTCGCGGCAAGCGCGGCCTATTGGATCGCCAGCAGTGCAAGCGAGTTTTACGTTACCCCTGGGGGAGAAGTCGGCTCGATCGGCGTCTTTGCGGCTCATCAAAACCTCGCCAAAGCACTCGAAAAGGAAGGCATCGAAACAACCCTGATCTCTGCGGGCAAGTACAAAACGGAAGGCAACCCGTTCGGGCCACTTTCCGATGAGGCGCGCGCCGCGAGGCAAACGCGCGTCGATGCCTATTACGGCGCCTTCACGCGCGGCGTTGCGAAGAATCGCGGCGTCGATGTCGCGACCGTGCGCGAAGGCATGGGCCAGGGCCGCGTGCTCAGTGCGAGCGCGGCCAAGTCGGAAAACATGGTCGACGGCGTGGCGACGTTCGATGACGTCGTGCGCAAACTGGCGAAGGCCATCGGCCAGGGCGGCACGCAATCCCAAGCCCCGAAACCCTCGCGCGCTGCACTTCTGCAACGCCAAATCGATTTACTGGACGCCTAAGCACGCGGGCGCCCGCGCTCACTCGTTCCAATGCAACGCATGAGCGAATGCGGTCCATAGACCGTAGGACGTGGCACGTCTATTTGTGGAGCATCAAAGATGAACAAGCAAATCCGTGCGCTTCAACAGCGCAAGGCCAAGCTCGTCGCGCAAATGCGCGAAATGCTCTCGGCCGCACAAGCGAGCGATGCCGGAGACATGACCGACGAGCAATCGGCCGCATTCGAAAGCCTTCGAGCCCAGGTCGAAGCGCTTAACGCGCAAATCGAGCGCGAAGAGCTCGTCGCGATGAACGAAACGGCCTCGGGCGTGCAGATTCCCGACGATGCCCGTATCGAGGTGAGCGATAACCGCGCGGCCGATCCGCGTCGCGGTTGGCAGACCTTCGGCGAGTTCGCGCAGGCCGTGCGCTCGGCGGCGACGCCCGGCAATGGACGCCTCGACGAACGCCTGTCGATCAGTGCGGCTGTACCGGGGCTCGCGGCGAACGAAGCCGGCGGCCAGGACGGCGGTTTCCTCGTGCCGCCCGAGTTCTCGACGCAGATTTTCACGCTTTCGCTCGAAGAGGATGCACTGTTGCCCATGACGGACGGCACGCCCATCGGCGGTAATTCGATGGTGTTTCCAAAGGACGAAACCACGCCCTGGGGCACTGACGGCGTGCGCGCCTATTGGCAGGCCGAGGCCACGCAGGCGAACGCGACCAAGCCGAAACTCGGCGTCTCGGCTCAACGGCTCCATAAGCTGATGGCACTCGTGCCTGTGACCGACGAATTGCTCGACGATGCGACCGCACTCGCTGCATACCTGCCCGGCCTCACGGCTCGCTCGATCCGTTGGAAGACCGACGAGTCGATTCTGTTCGGCACGGGCGCCGGGCAACCGCTCGGCGTATTTCAAAGCAAGGCCGTCATCGTACAGGCCAAGGAATCGGGCCAAGCGACGAATACGCTTTTGCCGGCGAACATCTCGAACATGGTTTCTCGGCTGCTCACCGGCTCATATCGCCGCGCGGTTTGGCTTATCAATCCCGACGTGCTCCCGGCGCTCGACAACATGACGCTCGGCAATTACCCGATCTATATGCCGGTCGGCGGCGGTTCGAGCTCGATGGCCGCGTCGCCTTACGGCATGTTGAAGGGGCGCCCGGTCATCCTGACGGAGCACGCCTCGGCGTTCTCGGCGCAGTCCGACGTGTCGCTCATCGACCTGTATTACTACCGGTCGATTACGAGCCGTTCGGGCGTGCAAACGGCCACGTCGATGCACCTGTATTTCGACGCCGACGCTACGGCGTTCCGCACGACGTTCCGCGTCGACGGCGCACCGAAGCTCGAAAACCCCGTCACGCCGCCCAAGAGCAACAAGACGCGCTCGCCGTTCGTCACGCTCGCGGCCCGTTGATATGCGCCCCGGCGGCATTCGACGCTGGCTCCTCAAACGACTCTATCGAGGGATCACCATGTTTCCGATGAATGTGAAAGCAACCGAACAGGTTGCGGTGCTCGGGGCGATCGTGCCTTCGAGCCAAGCCGCCGGCACGGCCACGACCGGCTGGATTTCGGCCGCGCAATTCCAGAAGTTTTTGGCGCTCGTCCAGGCCGGCGCGATGGGCTCGGGCGGCACGATCGATGCCAAGATTCAACAGGCGACCGATTCGAGCGGCACGAACGCAAAGGACATTACCGGTAAGGCCATCACGCAACTCGCGGCGGCCGGCGGCGGCAATGTCGAAGTCGCGATCAATCTCGACGCGCAAGAGCTCGATGTCAATGGCGGTTTCGGCTTCATTCAACTGTCTGTGACGACCGCGACGGCCGCGAGCGGTACGGGCGGCCTCGTGCTCGGGTTCCTGCCGCGCTTCGGGCCGGCATCTGACTTCAATGCCGCAAGCGTCGCCCAGATCGTCGGGTAACGCTCACGCCGCCAGCGGCAACGGAGGGCCGGGGCCAAGGGTCACGAACCCGTCGCCCCGGTTTTTTTATGCCTGAAATCGTCCTGCAAAGCCCGATCGGCGAGCCGGTCAGCCTCGGCTTCGTCAAAACGTTCGTGCGCGAAACTTCGAACGTGCAAGATTCCGTCTTGCGCGTGCTCATCGGGGCGGCGCGCATGGCGGCCGAATCGCGCACGCGGCAACAGTGCTTGCATGCCCGCTATCGGCTCATCATCGATCGATTCCCGATGGCCGGCATTGGTACGCCGCTGCCTTTCGGCGATCTCGTCAACGACCCTGGCTTTTCGGTGCGTCTGCCGCATTCGCCGCTCGTCGACGTCGCGCAGATTCAATACCTCGACATGGGCGGCAATGTGCAAGTCGTCGACCCATCGCTTTACACGTTCAGCAAAGCATTGACGCCGGGCATCGTCGCGCTGCAGTTCGGCAAGATTTGGCCGATCCCGCTGCCGCAGATCGCCGCCGTATGGATCGACTACGACGCCGGCTATGCGTCGCCGTTTTCGGTCATCGATCAGGCGGCCGGCAAGATCAAGGTCAACGGACCTGTTACCTGGGCCGTGGGCGACACGGTTTCGTTTTACAACGCGGGCGCGGGCGCGCTGCCGGCGCCGCTCGCAGAAGAGACGCCCTATCTCGTCGCGAGCGCGGCGTCGGGCGCCTACACGTTCACCGACATGGCCGGCAACGCCATCGTATTCACCGACAGTGGTTCCGATCAAAACTTCATCGGCGTCGTGCCGGCGGGCATCCGCCAGTGGATTTGCATGCGCGTGGGCTCGATGTATGAAAACCGCGAGGAAGTCGCGATCCTCAATCGCGGCAAGGTCGAAGAGTTGCCGTTCGTCGATAGCCTGCTCTGGCCTTATATGACGAGCCTCCCATGACGACATCGCATCTACGCGCCGGGCAACTCAATCGCGTTGTCTCGATTCAACAGCGCTCGACGACGCAGGACACGTTCGGCGGCCTGCCCGAGTCGTGGACCGAAATCGCCCAGGTGTACGCGCTCGTCGAGGCGTTGAGCGGCTACGAAAAGATGGCGGGCGATGCCGTGGCCTCGGGCGTCTCGCATCGCATCACGGTTCGTTACGACCCGATGTTCGACGATCCGAAGACCGTCGCGACATACCGCGTTGTCTATAACACGCGGATTTTCGATATCCAGGCGTGCATGAACGTCGATGAGGGAAACCATATCGTCGAGTTGCTCGCGACCGAGGGGATGACACTTGGCTAATCTGACTCATATCGTCGGCCTCGAGGGCGTGCTCGCGCGCATGGCCGAGTTGCCGCGACAGGCGGCGACGCAGATCAATCGCGGCGCGGCGAACGCAATGGCGACGAAGATTCGGCAACAGGCCGCCTATCTCGCGCCGGTCTATGAAGGCGACAAGAAAGGCCCCGTGCCCGGCCGGCTACGTGACGCCATCATTCAAAAGCATCTACCGGAGCTCTCGGGCACGTACCGGCAAACGTATCTCGTCACGGTGCGGCGCGGGCAGAAGCCGGAAAAGGAAGGCGGCGGCGTCGTCGTCAAGGGCGGCAAGGTCGTCGACCTCGACGCCTATTACTGGCCCTGGGTTGAATTCGGCCATTGGTTTGTGCCGCCGCGTCCGAAAGGCATCACGCGCAAAGCGCACCGCGAGCGCGCGAAAGAAGGCGCGGGCGCCGTCTGGATTCAACCGCGCTCGTTCCTGCGCCCGGCGTTGCCGCTCGCCTCCGATGAGGCCGTGAAGGCAGCAGAGAACTATTACAAAAAATGGCTGGATCGGTGGGTGCTGACCGACACGGGCTGGACGAAGGTCAAGCGCGCGGCGTGAGCATGTCATGAGCACGATCGAAGAGCAGCTATACGCGGTACTCAATGCCGTCGCGCCCAATGCGGTCTATGCGAACGTCGCGCGTCAAGACTTGCCGATGCCCTATGTCATCTATCGGTGCATGCCGAGCCCTGTCGAAAACGTGCTCGACTCGCAAACGCCGCCGGCCGACAACACGGTATTTGAACTCGATTGCTGGGGCCGCACCTATGCGGATGCAGTCAACCTTGCCGCGACAGTGCGCGCGGCCTTGCAAGCATGGTCGGTGCGCGGCGTTCAAAAGACGAGCGCGCACGACCTATACGAAGAGGACGTGAAGGCATATCGCCGCGTCTTTGAGTTTTCAGTGTGGCAATGACGCCGCACGCATCGTTACCAATCGACCCGCCGCGAGCGGGTTTTTTTGTGCCTGAGAGGAGCGCCCGCCATGAGCAACACCGCCATTTCAACGCAAGGATCGTATCTGGAAGTCGCGACGGGCAGCGGTAGTCCGCTCACGATCTCGAGCATCGCCGAGGGCGATCCGACCATCATCACGTCCGCTGCGCACGGCCTGGGGCTCGGCGACGTCGTGACGATCTCGGGCGCGACCGCGCCGCCTGGGCTCGATGCAACGTTTCCGGTCATCGCGAAGACGACCAACACGTTCGCGATTCCGCTGGACACCACGGGCGCTGCAGCGCTGGCCGGCTCGCCGATCGCAACGCCTGTCGCCTGGACGCGCATCGCCAACTTCAAGACGGTCAAGGGCTTTGACGGCAAGGTCGCGAAACTTGACGCGACCAACCTCTCGAGCGTGGCGAAAGAGTATGTGCCGGGCCTGTATGACCCCGGTCAGTTCACGTTCGACGTCGACATCGACATGTCCGACCCCGGCCAGATCGCGCTGCGCAATTTCCTGTATTCGGCGGCGATCGTGTCGTTCAAATTGACCCTGCCGAACGGGCATACCGCGACTTGGCTCGCCTTCGTCGAGACGTTCCCCTGGGATGGCGGCGTCGACAAGCTGCTCGCGGCGAACGTCAATCTCATGATTACCGGTCCCGTTACCTACGCGTAAGTGAGGCGCTATGTCGAAGATTCTGAGCAAGGCCGATATTTTCGGCTCATCCGACCTGACGACGGAGACGGTCGACGTGCCCGAGTGGGGCGGCGCGGTCATCATTCGCACCATGACGGGCACGCAGCGCGACGCCTACGAGGCGAGCCTCATGAAGCGCGGGCCGACCGGCGCCTATGAAGTCGATACGGTCAACATGCGCGCGAAGCTCATCGCATGCACGGCCGTCGACGAGGCCGGCGCGCTGCTATTCGATTCGGCTTCCGACGTGGCCGAGCTCGCCGGCAAGAACGCGGCGGCGCTCGAGCGGCTTTTCGTCGTCGCGCAGCGCTTGAACGGGCTCGCCTCATCGAGCACGGCGGACGCGGAAAAAAACTCCGCGAGCGGCCAGGACGGCGGTTCTACTTCCGCCTCGCCGCAACCCTCGGCATGACCGTGCGGCAATTGCTCGCGAACATCGACTCGGAAGAGCTCACCGAATGGCTCGCATACGATCGCATGGAGCCCATCGGCGAATTCCGCGCGGACCTGCGCGCCGGCATCATTGCCGCTGCCGTGGCGAACTATGGCGGCCGGGATATTCGCGTGCCGCGCAAGCCGTCCGATTTCATGCCGCTACTCGAGCGCGAGGAGGAAAAGCCCTTGCTGCTTGCCGATCCGAACGCCCAGGCCGAATTGATCCTCGGCGCGTTCGGCAACTGCAACATCATCCGTAAGGCCGCCTGACATGTCCCTCGGTCAACTCGGCGTCGAGGTCTACGCGAGCACGTCGCGCCTCGAAGGCGATATGGGCAAGGCTGCGCAGATCGTCGAATCGCGCACGCGTGCAATGGATCAGGCGGCTATTCGCGCGCGCAAAAGCATCGAGGGCATCGGCGACGCCGCCGGCCGCGTCGGGCGCATCGAGGGGATGCGTCAGGCCGCGAACGAGATGGAGCACCTCTCGCATACGACGGTCGGCGCGCGACGCGAAATGCTCGTGCTCGCGCATGAAATTCTGACCGGAAACTACAAGCGTGCGATGGGCTCGTTCATGGTGCTCGGCGAGCGCATGGATTGGATGAGCAAGATTGCGCCGATCTTGAGCGCGGCCCTGAGCCCGGTCGGTATCGCGCTCGGCGTGGCGGCGGGAGGGGCGATTGCATTGGCCGTCGCCTATCACCAAGCCGCAGAGGAATCGCGCAAGTTTCAGGACGCGCTGCAGATGACCGGCCACTATGCCGGCGTGACGCAAGGCCAGTTCAACGACATGGCCCGGCGCACGGCCGAGGCGAGCGGCCTGTCGGTCAAGGAAGCGCGCGAAATGGAAATGGCGTTCGTGAGCAGCGGACGCTTTTCCGGCGAAGCGCTGCAAAAGGTGACGGTGCTCGCCGCCAAGATGAGCGAGGTGACGGGGCAAAAGGCCGAAGAGGTTGTGCGCGAAATGACCCGCATGACCGATGGCGTGACGAAATACGCCCTGGAGTCAAACCGCCAATACCACTTCCTCGACGTAGCGATGCTCGAGCACATTAAAAAGCTCGAGGAGGAAGGCCGCGCCGAGGATGCCGAAGTCCTCGTGCTCGATGCGCTCGATAAGAAGTTTGGCGACACGACGAGGAACGTGGGCCTGCTGACCGGCGCGATCAATTGGCTGTCCAACGCGTGGAACTCGTTCAAGACAGCGGTGGGCGGCGGCTCGACCATCGACGATCGGATCGCGCAACTCCAGAGCCAGATCGACGCGCTTCCGAAGAGCGGGAGTATCACTGGAGGTGCGCATCCGAGCGATGCGCGCGTGCGACTAGTGGCGGCATTGAACGCGGCCATCAAAGAGAAGATGCGCCAGGACGACAACGCCCTGCTCGAGCAACAGAAAACCGCGCAGAAAGACCGGGACGTCGCGAACCGCGAGTGGTACGACAAGTTTATCAAGGAAGCGCGCACGCGCGAACAGGAGCGCGCCGACGCGATCAAGGATATCAACCGGCGAGCGGACGAAAGCCACTGGTCGGCCGAGATGCGCGCCAAGGCTATCGCGGCGGCCAATGAACGGTATAAGGACAAGGGCGCGGCGGCCGGCGCGCGGGCCGACCTGAACGCGGAATTGAAGCCGCTCGAGGATCAAATCACGGCCGAGGACCGGTTGCTCTCGCAACGAGAGCAGGTCTTGAATCGCTACTATCGCGATAACAAGCTGTCGATCGAGGGCTTTTACACCACGCAGGAAACCGTCATCCGTGCGCACATCGATCGCATTTCCGGGCTCTACGATCGCGAAATCGCCTCGCTCTTGAAGTTTGCCAGCACAGCGAAAGATCACGCGACGAAGACCGAAGCGCTCACGAAGGCGCACGAGCTCGCCGACAAAAAAGAGCAAGCCATCCAGGCCGACCGCGAAAAATTGGCGCTCGTCACCGAAGGGCTTTCGAAGGATACGGAAGCCTATCGCGAGTCGGTTGAAAAACTGAACGCCGAGCTCGCCAAGCAACAGGGTCGGCCGAGCCTCACGGCCGGTGCGGAATTCGATCGCACGAACCGTGCGTTGCTCGATCGCGCTCGCGCAGCCGGCGACACGTCGACCCTCGGGCTCGCCTCGCAAGTGCGCGAGGGCATCGAGGCGCAGGACCGCATGAACGAACTCAAGCAAGAGGCCGTGCGGATCGAAACCGAGCTCTCGTTGCAAGAGACGCGCATCAACCTGCTCACGAAGACCGGCCAGCAAAGCGAGTTGCAAGGCATGATCGATATCGGCGAGCGGCGCACCGAGGCCGCGCAAAAGCTCGACGATATCGCCGCCAAGATGCAAGCCATCGCGCAACAGACCGGGCTCGCGCCGATGATCCTCGAGGCCGATCAGTTCAAAACGAAAGTGATCGAGTTGCAGGATTCGGCGAACCAACTCGGAAAGACGTTCGACGACATTTTCGCGAGCAGCTTTGCGCATTTCATCGATACCGCGGTATCGGGCACGAAGTCGCTCAAGCAGAACTTCCTCGACATGGCGAACTCGATCGAGCAAGCCATCACGCGCATCGTCGCGCAAGACCTCGCGCAGCGCCTATTCGGCATCGGCGGCGGTGGCGGCGGCGGGGGTGGACTGTTCGGCGCGCTCTTTCAATTGCTCGGCCTGACTGGCGGCGGCGGGGGCGGTGGCGGTGGCGGCGGTTCGTACAACTTCACGATGCCGTCGACGAGTGGTGGCAGCGGCGATACCTCGGGCCTGAGCTCGCTTTTTGGGCTATTCAGCCTGCTCGGCCGCGCCTCGGGCGGCCCCGTGGGCGCCGGGTCTCTGTACGAAGTCAACGAGCGCGGCCCGGAGTTGCTCACGGTCGCAAACCGGACCTATCTCATGATGGGCGACGATAGCGGGCGCGTGACGCCGATGAGCGATAGCGCGGGCGCCGGCAATCAGAACGTCTTCCACCTCAATATCGCGGTGCCGCCCGGCACGACGCGGCAGTCCTCGCAACAGCAGGCCGCCGAAATCATGCGGCACGCCAATATCGCAATGGCGAGGCTCGGATGACGACCTTCCTCGAATCGCCGCGCTTTCCCGACAATATCGCGTTCGGAGCGACGGTCGGGCCGACCTATATGACGGTCGTCAACCAAGTCTATTCGGGCCGCGACTCGCGCATCGTCGCTTGGACGCAAGCGCGCATTCGATTCGATATCGGCCGGCGCGCGATGAACGCGGCGGATACCGCGACGCTCGATGCGTTCTTTCGCTCGGTCAAGGGCCGCGCCTACGGCTTTCGCATCAAGGATTGGACCGATTACACCTGTACCACGTCGAACGGCGTGCTCACGGCAACGGCGACGTCCGGCGTCTATCAACTCGGCAAGCTGTACACGAACGGCGCGCTGTCGGAAACGCGCACCATTCAAAAGCCGGTCATCGGCACGGTCGTCGTCTACAAAAACGGCGTCGCGCTCACGAGCGGCTATTCGCTCGACTCGACAACCGGGCTCGTGACGATCTCGCCCGTGCCGCTCAATACGGACGTGCTCATCTGGGCCGGGCAATTCGACGTGCCGGCGCGCTTCGATACCGACGAGATGAAAAAGCAGGTCATGAATCGCAGCGGTCCTGGCGGCGATCTGCGCGTCGATTGGGGCTCGATTCCGATTATCGAGGTGCGGCCGTAATGCGCTCGATCAACGCCGCGCTGCTCGCGCACCTCTCGGGCAAGACGCAAACCGTCGCCACGCTCTGGCTCGTCACGCGCAAGGATGGCGCGCAGTTCGGCTTCACCGACCTCGATCAGCCGATCACCTATGGCGGCGTGACGTATGAGGCCACGGGCGGCTACACGCACTCGCAGATCGATATGACGAGCGATCTGTCGACCTCCAACCTCGAGGTGCAGGCCGTTTTCGATAGCGTCAACATCACGCCCGAATCGCTCGAATCGGGCTTATGGGACTTCGCGCAAGTGCAATGCTCGCTCGTCAACTATGCGGACCTCACGCAAGGCTCCGTCATCCTGAGCTCGGGCACGCTCGGGCAAGTGTCGATCACGAACGGCGCCTACAAGGCCGAATTGCGCGGCGTTGCCCAATTGATGCAACAGGAGCAAGGCGACGTGTACTCGCCGACGTGCCGCGCGAACTTCGGCGACTCGAAATGCACCGTCGACCGTGGCCCGCTCACTGTGACGGGATCGGTCGCGCGCCTCGTGAATGCCACGAGTTGGAACGATCCGACCTTGACGCAAGTCGGCACCGTCTCGTCCTATAAGGACACGAAGGGCGAGAAAGTGCCGACGCGCTCGCCCTTCACGATCCAGGTTGTGCCGCCGACCGGCGGCGCGTTCGTGTCCGATGGCGGCGTGACGAACTCGCAAGGCAAGACGCTCTCGCTCGTCTCGAGCGGTCCCGGCGATGGGCAATACAGCGTGAGCTCGACCGGGCTTTACACGTTCAGCAGCGCGGATGCGGCCTGGGAAGTCTTCATCGACTACGACTACACGATCGGCTATTTCGCCTACGGGAAGGTCATATGGCTCACCGGGCAAAACGCGGGTTTCTCGATGGAAGTCAAAACGTTCTCGCCGGGCGTCGTCACGCTCGCGATGGCGATGCCCTATCCGATCGCCGTGGGCGACACGTATCAGATCGTGCCCGGCTGCGATCGGACCATCGGCACGTGCTTCGCGCGCTATAACAACATCGTGCATTTTCGCGGCGAGCCGTACATCCCTGGGCCGGACATTCTCTTGATGCCGCAGGGGGACTAGATGAGTGTGACGCGCGCCGAGTTCGTTGCCGAGGCTCGATCCTGGCTCGGCACGCCGTATCAACATCAAGGCCGGCTCAAAGGCGTCGGCGTCGATTGCATAGGCCTGCTCGCGTGCATTGCCCACGCGCTCGGCCTGTCGGATGCCGACTTTACGGATTACGAGCGCCGTCCCGATGGGCGCTTGCGGCCCGTGCTCGAGCAACACCTGACGCGTATTCCGCTCGACGATGCCGACGCCGCCGACGTGCTCCTGTTCGCGTGGGCCTCGACGCCGATTCACATTGCCATCATGACGGATGCCACGCATTTGATTCACGCCTACATCCCCAATCGCAAGGTCGTCGAATCGCGGCTCGATGAGTCGATGCGCTCGCGCGTTGTCGCGGCCTATCACGTACCGGGGGTCGAGTAATGGGCCAGCTAGTCCTCTCGGCTGCTGGCGCCGTTGTCGGGGGCGTCATCGGTACGGCGATCCCTGGCGTCGGCACGATGATCGGTGCCGAGATCGGCTGGACGATCGGCGGCATCGCGGGGGCGATGATCTTCCGCCAGAAAGGCCCGAACCCCGCCGACATTCGCATTCAGGATAGCGCCTACGGCAAGGCCATCCCGCTCGTCTACGGCATGTTCCGCGTCTCGGGGAACATGATCTGGGCCGGGCAACCCTACATCGAAGACCCCGGCAAGGGCGCGGGCGGCAAAGGGCCGCAACAAAAGAAGGTGCATATGTCGTTCGCGCTCGGCCTGTGTGCCGGGCCGATTACGAGCGTGCGGCGCATTTGGGCGAACGGCAAGCTGATCTATGACGTGTCGAACCCGTCCAACTTCCAGGCGATCAGCGGCTCGAATCAGATGGTCTCGAATTTCACCGTCTACCCTGGCGACGAGACTCAGGAGCCCGATCCGACGATGCAAGCGGCGCTCGGCATTGATGCCACGCCCGCGCATCGCGGCCTTGCGTACGTCGTGTTTAACTCGCTCGACCTGTCGCAATGGGGAAACTACCTGCCATCCTTTACGTTCGAAGTCATCACGTCGCCGGCTGCGCTTTCGACTAACAACATTCCGACAACGTTTAGCACGACGTTCCCAAACGGTTCGGGCGGCCTGTATATGATGCCTTGTCTGAACGCTCAGGGCGGTATCGCGATGGGCTTCGACTCGTATCCGTGGGGCCGCAGCTATGTGATTGTCGTCAACGTGAGCGCCTACGGCGCGGTGCAAACCGGCACCGTCCCATTCGCGTCAGGCGGCTTTTCGATGCCATCCGGCTATTCGGACGTGCCCGGCCTTTACACCTGGGGCGGTTGGTTGCATCCCGACGGCACCTATGACGATTTCAGCCTGTCGGGATCGCTCAATCTGGGCGTCGCGGGCTCCGAATCCAACTTCTGGCGCAATGGCAACGACTTCTATATCGGCTCGGGCTATCCGGGCTGCACGACAATCTATCGATTGCAGATCGTCACGCCCGCGACGTTGCCCGGCGGCGTGATTAACCCCGGCGGCACCGTGCTCGCGACGGCCGTCTCGCCGACCGGGAATAGTTGGCTGATTCTGGGCGGCACCGCGACCTATGTCTATGCGCTCAGTGGCCCGACGCTTTTTCGACTCGACCGCGAAACGCTCGCGACCGTGGCGACGTTCTCGCCCGGCCCGGTCCCGCCGGAAAGGGCCTATGTCTATGACGACGACCATATTTACGGCATCGGCACAGACAGCGAGGTGCGCTTGATTCGCCTCTCGCAAGGCACCTCAACGCCGCTCGGGCTCGTGCCGTTTTTCCCGGATACGTTCGTCGCCGTCAATCCGAACTTCTTCGTTTTCTCATTGGTGGGCTACACTGCGACGATTAAGCTCGGCTATATGTGGGTTTCGCAGGGGCAAACCTTTACGACGCTCGATGAGGTTGTCGCGGACCTATGCGACCGCGCGGGCATGAGCTCATCGCAATACGACGTGACGCAATTGACCGATACCGTCATCGGCTTCGGCATCACGAACCATTCGACGACGCGCAGTAACCTCACGCCGCTGATGGCGGCTTACTTCTTCGATGCGTGCGATACGGACGGCCTGATTAAATTCGTCAAGCGCGGCTCGCAACCCGTTTCGACGTTCGCCTTTGCCGACCTGGGCGCGTCGCCCGCGATCGGCGACACGGCCAACACGACGCCGATTACTGAGACGATCGCGCAGGAAATCGACATGCCGCGCTCGCTCTCGCTCACGTATCCCGAGTTGAATAGCGACTACAACACCAACACGCAAAGATGGTCGCGCGAGCTCACGAATTCCAACAAAGACACGGTTATGCAAGTGCCGATCGTGCTCGCCGGGGGCGATGCGCTCATGCGCGCGCAAGTGCTCGGCTGGGAGGCGTGGATCGGCCGCAAGGTGTTTTCGTTCTCGACGGGCTTGAAGTATCTGCAATACGAGCCCGGCGACGTCATGACCTTGCAGGGCGATGGCGAGAGTTATACGGTGCGCATCACGCGCTGCCAATACGACGGGCAAGGCTCGTTGCTCTGGCAGGCAGCGCTCGAAGAGCCCGACATCTACCCGTCGCCCTCGTATAACGTCCAAGCCGGCGCGGCGGCGGGCTTCGCCACGCAGACGATCGACTATAGCGGCCCGACCCTGCTCGCCGTTATGGACGTGCCGCCGTTGCGCTCGACCGATACAAGCCTTGGTCTGTACCTCGCGGCGTGCGGCATGGCGTCCGATTGGCCCGGTTGCACGGTCGACGTTGCCCGCCCCGGCGGCGCGTTCGGCCAGATTATGAACATCGTCAACCCGGCCACGATGGGCGTCGCGCAATCCGCGTTGCCCAACTTCGGCGGCGGCAATCAACCCGACGAGTTGAGTACCGTTACCGTCCTGCTTTGGTCGGGTTCGCTCGCGTCATGCACCTATGCGAATTTCCTCGCCGGCTCGCAAGCGGCCCACCTCGGCGGCGAGCTCATCTTTTTCCGCAACGCAACGCAGACGGCCGCGAACGTCTATCAACTCTCGGGCCTGTTGCGCGGCCGAGGCGGCACCGAATACGCCATGAGCACGCATGCGGCGGGCGAAACGTTCGTCCTGCTCGACCCGACGCGCGTCGCCGCGATGCCGCTGCAGCAGACCGATATCGGCACGCAACTTTCGTTCGAAACGTTCCTGCTGAACATGTTCGGCAACTCGCCGAGCGCGGTATTGAACGTCACGCCCGCCGATGCACGAGTCAAGCCATTGGCGCCCGCGCTCTTTACGGCCGGCCACGGGAGCGCGGCGAGCACGTCGGATATCTCGATTTCCTGGCTGCGCCGCGCGCGCATCAATGGGCAATGGCTCGACGGAACCGACGTGCCGCTCGACGAGTCAAGCGAGTCGTATCAATTGCAAGTGCTCAACGGTTCGAGCGTCGTGCGAACGATCATCGTCAACGGTCCCTTTACGGCGCCCGCCGTGCCGGCCTACACCTATTCGGCCGCACAGATCAGCGCGGACGGGTTTTCGACGGGCAACACGATCGGCTTTTCGGTGGCACAAAACTCCGATCAGGGCGTGCTCGGCTACGCCGCGACAACGAGCATCGTGAGGTAATGCCATGTCAAACAGTACGACCCTGCTCGATACCATCGCGACGAACCAAAGCAACAAAGAGGCGGTCGTCAATGCGCTGCTCGATGCGGCCTCGCCCGCGATGCTTTGGGGGCGCCACGCGTCCGCATGCTCGGGCCTCACCTGGGGCTATTACGGCGGATGGTATGGCGGCGCGCAGATCAATAACGGCACCGTCGCCTTGACGGCAAGCACGACGAACTATGTCTATGCGAACGCGTCGACGGGCGCCGTAAGCGTCAACACCTCGGGATTCCCGGCGGGCGCGATTCCGCTCTATTCGATCGTCGCGGGCGCGACAACCGTTACGAGCTACACCGACGAGCGCTCGAATCAGGCGGCCGCAGCAACGAGCTCGGCCGTCTATGACGTGGGCGGCTATGTCGAAGGCACGCCGAACGCGAGCGAAACCGTATGGCAGTTCTACTCGCCGCGCGCCTGGACCTTGCCATCGGGCGCCTCTGGCGGCGGCAAGGCCGGCACGGCGGCGACGGCCTCAACGACCTTCACGCTCAAACAAAACGGCACGTCGATTGGCACGCTCATATTCGGCGCGGGCAGTGCGAACGGCACCGTATCGATTACGTCGTCGACGGCCATCGTATCGGGCGACCTGCTCGCGCTCGTCGCGCCGGCAACGCCCGATGCGACGCTCGCCAATATCGCTTTCACCTTCGCCGGGACACGCCCGTAAGGGTCCAATTAGAGTCTAACGGGAGTCAATCATGACGATGGGTTTTTCGACAGCGGTTCGCAATGCGATGCTCGACGCGATCACCACGCAAGCGGGCGCAAGCGCGCTACTGAGCATCTATTCCGGCACGCGGCCCGCGACGGGCGGCGCGTTGAGCGGAAACACGTTGCTCGCGCAACTGACCTGCAATGCGACGTTCGCGCCGGCCTCATCGGGCGGCGTGCTTACGCTCAATTCGATCGCGAGCGCCACGGCGGCGGCGACAGGCACCGCGGTATGGGCGCGGCTCACCACGTCAGGCGGCACATTCATCGCGGATTTCAGCGTCGGCACGTCCGGTACGGAAATCATCATCGGCACGACCTCGATCACGTCCGGCGCAACCGTGAGCGTATCGAGCGCGACGATCACCGCTGGCAACGCATAAGGGGGTAATGATGGGCGTGATTCTTTACAAGTCGACCGACGGGTCGGCGCCTTCGCTGACCGGCCAAGCTGGCTCGCTCGTCTCGTTGCTCGATGCGTGCCTCGTCAACGGCTATGGCACGCAAGCGGCGGCCGGCTGGACGATTGCCTATACGGGAACGAGCAAGCGCAGCTATAAGCAGGGCACGGGCTCGAACGGTTACTACCTCGATGTCGACGACAGCGGTCCAGGCGCGGGTACATACAAAGAGGCGCGCGCTCGCGCTTATGAAGCAATGACGGCGCTTGCAACCGGGACGATGCCGTTTCCGACGACCTCGCAATCGGCAAACTTCGGCGGCGTGTTTCGTAAATCGGCGACGGCCGATGCGACCGCGCGCCCGTGGTACTTGCTCGCGGATTCGACGTGCTTCTATCTCTTTGTCGATTCGGGCGACCTCACGGGTCCGGCCTATTCGACAACGTTCGCGTTTGGCGACTTCTTTAGCTACAAGTCGGGCGACACGTATAACACGCTGATCGCCGCACGCGCGACAGAAAACGCGGCCAGTAGTGCCGAGACACTTCCCTACATCAATTGCCCGACTAGTCAGGGCTCGCCGGGTGGCCTGTTCAGCACGAACAACGCGACCGGTCATTACATCGACCGGCATTGGAACGGGAGCGGCGGCTCCATTCCGTTCGGCAAGATCGCCTCGATACTCTGCACGGGCAGCGGCACGAACTTTACCCAGATGGGCGACGCCTACTCCCAACTTGCGTATCCGAATGGGCCAGATTCCGCACTTGAGTTGTCGCCGCTATGGGTGACGCACAGTTCCTGTCTTCGGGGGTACATGAAAGGGCTTTGGGCGCCGTGCCATCGTCAGCCGCTTGGACATGGCGATACCTTTACCGGTACGGGCAACATGGCCGGGAAATCGTTTATGGCCTTGAACATCGCCAACTTCACGAGTTCATGGAATCAGTACGGCGGTCAGATCATCCTCGAAACGTCGAACACCTGGAGTTAAGCCGTGAGCGCGCATACCTACTGGCGCCTGTCCATCAATTACACGGCGGGCGGCGCGGTGGCCGCGATTGCCGAGTTCAGCTTGCACACGTCGATCGGTGGCGGGCAGGCGGCATCGGGCGGCACGCCGAGCGCGAGCAGTGTCTTTAGCACGGACACAGCAAGTCTCGCGTTCGACGGCAGCGCCAGCACCTTTTGGGCATCGGCGGCGAGTGGCGTCAATTCATGGTTGCAATATCAGTTCGCGAGCGCGGTCGATATTGTCGAGTATGCGATCACGGCGCGCAATGACAGTTTCTACAATCAGGCCCCCGAGTCGTGGTACCTGCAATACTCGGATGACGGGTCGACATGGACGACAGCGGACACGGTTTATTACAACCAATGGACGCAGGGCTCGACGGCGACGTTCACGACGGGCGCAAACACCGGGGTTGCGAATGGCGCGGCGATCGGCAAGGCCCTGAAATCGAACGGGCCTGCATATGAGTCCGCGCCCGCCGCTTTTACTGCCGTCCAGGTCGGCAAGGCGCCCACGCCTGGGCCGCATACCGTCTCGGGCACCGTGACGGTCAACGGCACCGCAACGGGCGGCCTGCTCGTGCGCGCGTATGCGAAGGCCACGGGCGAGTTCATCGGGCAAGCGACGAGCGCGAGCGACGGCACCTATTCGATCAAGTGCGGCGTGGATTGGGCCGATGTCTATGTCATTGCGTTCGACCCGACGACGTATCAAGCGGTCATCTACGATCAGGTCGCGCCGGGGTAAGCCATGCCGAGCTACACGCCCCCATCACATAACGCCGTCAATTTCCGGTTCAGCGGCAGCTATACCGCGCCCGCACACAACGCGGTCAACCTCAACCTCGTTCCACCGACGCCGACCGGATATCTACAGGCAACGCTCGACAACTTCACCGCAAGCATTGCGGCTTCGGAGCGAGTCAGCGGAACCCTTGCTGCGACGCTCGACAACTTCACGGCGCTATTCATAGAGGGCGAGTATTACCCGATGACGCTCACGGCGACGCTCGGCGACTTCACGGCCAATATCGCCGCGCAAGAGTCTTACCCGATGACCCTCGGCGCCACGCTCGCCGATATGACCGCGACGATCCACGCGAGCGCGGGTCGATTGCGGCGCGCGGTCGTCATCAATTCATAGGTGCGCATATGGACAACTTCGAACGCGCTTTCCAGCTCGTCGTGGGCATTGAAGCGGGCTTCACGAATGACCCCGGCGACCCTGGCAATTGGACGGGTGGCAAGCCAAACGTCGGCGTGCTCAAGGGCACGAAATACGGAATCAGCGCGGCGGCCTATCCGAAGGTCGACATCGCCAACCTCACGCTCGATGGTGCGCACGCGATCTACACGTCCGACTACTGGCAGGCGTGCGGCTGCGACAAGATGCCCTGGCCGCTCTGCTTGTTCGTATTCGATATGGCCGTCAATCAAGGGCAACCGATCGCGCGCGTTATGCTTCAACGCACGCTCGGCGTTGCCGCCGATGGCGTCATTGGCCCCGTGACGCTCGCCGCCGCGAATAAGATGAACGACGAGCAACTTGCGCTGCTGCTCACCGCGCGCGCGTTCCGCTACATGCTCTCGGACAACTTCCAGGTCGACGGGCGCGGATGGTTCAAACGCCTCTTCTTGATGGCGTTCAATCACAACGGAGGTTGACATGGCATGGTCCGATGCACTGACGGTGCTTGAGCGCGTAGCGCCGACCATCGCCACAGTAGCCGGCACGCCGCTACTCGGCGGCGCCGTGGCCGCGCTCGAAGCCGTGTTTGGACTCACGCCCGGCAAAGACGCCTCACTCGAACAGCGTCAGGACGCCGTGGCACAGTCTGTCATGGGCGCCACGCCCGAGCAGTTACTCGAGATGCGCAAGGCCGATCAGGACTACGCCGCGCGCATGGCCGAGGCCGGATTCAAAGACAAAGAGATGCTCGCGCAGCTCGCCGTCACCGAAGAGCAGGTTTTCGTGGGCGACATGCAAAACGCGCGCGCGGCCAACGCGGCGAACATGCGGGTTTTCTGGCTCGGCTGCGCGGTGCTCGCGACGTTCGCGGGCGTATGCTTCGGCTCGCTATGGGGCGCCTACGCGTTGCTCACGGGCAAATTGCCTGTAGCGAACGCCGCTATCGTGGGCATGGTCTCGGGCTTCGTCGGCACGGTGCTCGGCTATTGCTCGGCGAACGCGACCCAGGTCGTGAGTTTTTATTTCGGCTCAAGCAAGGGAAGCGAGCAAAAGAGCGACGCGATGGCCACAGCTTTCACGCAAGTTTTTTCCGGACAAGCCGTACCGGCGAAAAAATAGCCCGCCGTGTCGGCCGGGCCAAACCGCGCGAGGTGCGCGGAATATCGAGGCAAATCAGCCCATGAGGGCCGACGCGATTATACGACCGATGGACGGCAAGCCTTACCGCCAGGGATTTTCCTACGCCAAACGCGGGCAAAACTTACAGACGTTTGCATGCCCCGCCCGTAGAATGGTTTTAGCCGGTCTCGGGTCCGAGGTCGACGCTACGGGGGAAAGGGGCATGACATGGAAACGCAATATGAGCGGCGTCGGCGCGTGCTCACGCCCGACGATGTTGCCGCTTTAGTAGACGCGATGGAGACGCGAGCAATGGATCGGATTCAACGAACGCTAGGGCGCACAGTATTCAATCTCGCGCTCACGTGGGCGCTGCGTTTGTTTTTTGTGATCGTGGTTTATAGCGCGGGCGCGTCGGGCATTCTGAAGCGCATCACTGGCTGAAAAAGAAAAGGGCCGCGCAATGCGGCCCCGGCCGTGCCTGCGATCGGTCTATTCGGTCCAATCACCAATCTCGATATCCGCGTCGGCCCGGCTCTCGCCGATTTTGGCGAGCTCGGCACGCGCGAGCGCGAGGAGCTCGGCGTCGGGCAGGTCCGAATGCTCCGGGCCGGTTAGCCGCACGCCGACACCGTTCGATGTCGGATCGGATTTTAGGTATGCTGCGCGATAGGTTGCCATTTCGTTCCCCTTTCAGTCGTGAAGCCCGCGATTGTCGAGTAGCGCGTTGTGCAGCGTGACCGTTAAAGTGTGAGCCACGGGCATGATGACGTCATAGGCAACGGTGCCCACGTAGCCGATCCCGCAAAGCCAAACCGCACAGTAGAAAACCCGAATCCCCTTAATCGCCTTCATTTCCCGTCCCCCGTCTTCATCAAGAACAATTCCCAGAACGCAACGTGCATCGTGCGTTCGCCAGATTCCCATCGTTGCCACGAGCGCAAGTCGACATGCACCACGGCCCCGGCCGCGCCTTGCGTCAGGCCGGCCGCTTCTCGAGCGGCGCGCACCTGAGCAGGCGTCGGCGGGACCGTGGGTGATTTCAT